ACTTAGAAAAATACGCAGACCGTCCTATGAGAGGGTGTAGTTATAAAGGTAGGTGGTAAAAGATGGACGAAGAAGCAAAGAGATTAATCAAGCAGGAAAAAGATGCTCGCATTAAACGAGAGATAACTAAACTTAAGCGATTATTCAAGGACATGGAAAAGAGCACAATGGACACTGTTTCCTCGCTCATCCGAAATGCCGCCTTCATGGCTGTGACACTGGACGACCTACAGGAAACAATAAACCTCGAAGGAGCCGTGTCTGAATACAAGAATGGCGAGAATCAATTCGGAACTAAGAAATCACCAGAGGTTGAGATTTACATCAGCATGATTGAAAAGCACATGAAAGCAATCAAACAATTATCCGACCTGCTCCCCAAGCAAGAACAGAAGATAAGAAGTGACGGATTCAATGAGTTTGTGGCAGGGCGTGAGGACGTTGATTAAATACCCAAAGGACTACAACCCCATAAGAGAATATTGGGAATTAATAGAAAGCGGAAAGGAAATCGTCCCCGAGAAGATCCGCAAAACATATAAAAAGGTAGTACAAGATTTAGATACTAAAGTAAGTGAGTATTTCTACAGCAATTCAAGGGCAAACCACTTCATTGAGTTTACAGAGAACTTCTGTAAACACTCAAAAGGTAAAATGGGCGGAAAACCTGTCATTCTTGAATTATGGGAAAAGGCTTTACTTGCCACGGTGTTTGGATTTATTGATATAGAGGGAAATAGGAAATATCGGGAAGCAATCCTAATCGTAGGCAAGAAAAATGGGAAATCATTAATTGCCTCATGCGTCGGGCTGTATCTCCAAGTCGCAGATGGGGAACCCGGGCCGGAAGTTTATGCAGTAGCAACTAAACGAGATCAGGCAAAGATCATTTGGGGAGAAGCGAAACGGATGGTCCGCAAATCTCCCGCGCTTCAAAAGAGAATTAAGACATTAGTGGCAGAATTGGTCAGTGATTTCAATGATGGCATATTCAAGCCACTTGCAAGTGATAGCGACACGTTGGATGGATTGAACATTCATGGAATCTTAATGGATGAATTTCACCAATGGAAGAATGGTAAGCCGCTTTACGACATCATGGCAGATGGTGTATCGGCAAGGGAACAACCTCTTAACTTTATGACTTCCACGGCTGGTACGATCCGTGAGGACATATACGATCAGAAATATGATGAAGCAACACAACTTATAAATGGATATTTCGATGAAGTAGGCTATAAGGATCAAAACCTTATAGCTTTTATTTATGAATTGGATTCACGGAAAGAATGGACAGACCCAACATGCTGGAAAAAGGCAAACCCGGGATTAGGAACAATAAAAAACGAGAAAACACTAGCTGCAAAAGTAAATAAAGCGATGTCAAACCCTATGTTAGTTAAAAATCTAGTCTGTAAAGAATTCAACATAAGGGAAACATCTTCCGAAGCGTGGCTCACGTTTGAACAACTAGACAATACTGAAAAGTTTGACATAAAAGAGCTAATGCCAAAGTACGGTATCGGAGGGGCCGACCTTTCAAGCACCACAGACTTAACCGCAGCGTGCGTTATGTTTATGGTTCAAAATGATCCAAAGATATATGTAATGTCCATGTATTGGTTGCCGGAAGATTTACTGGAAAAAAGAGTAACAGAAGACAAGATACGCTATGACCTTTGGAGGGACCAAGGCCTACTAAGAACAACCCCAGGAAACAGTGTCCACTATAAATATGTTACTGATTGGTTCAGAGAGATAGCATTCGAGAACGAAATAAATATATATATGCCTTGGAGTGGGTACGACTCATGGAGTGCTAAGTATTGGGTAGAGGAAATGAAAACGTATTTCGGAAACGACTCAATGATCCCCGTCATACAAGGCAAAAAAACATTATCGGGTCCCATGAAATTAATGGGAGCAGACTTAGAAAAGAAAATTATAGTTTATAACAATAATCCAATTACAAAATGGTGTTTGAGCAATACCTCAATAGACATTGACAAAAACGACAACATTCAGCCGATAAAAACTAGCAAACAGAAACGCAGGATTGATGGAACGGCGGCAATGCTTAATGCCTATGTGGTGTTGCAAGATAAACAGCAAGATTATTTGAACATGATTTAGCGCTCGCTTTATAGCGGGTGTTTTATTATGCACTGGAGGTGAAAACAATGGATTGTAAACAGTTGACACTCCCCACAGATGAATCTGGGGGATTCTTGGGTGATTAAACGCCGATCTATTTCTAGCCAACGAGTATGACCCCAAGTTAAGGCTATGCCATTAGCCCTCCTAGACCAGAGCATATAGCTGTCTAGGCTGGCAGACTGTTACCATCTGCCACAGTTTTTTATAGTCAACTAAGACTGTGTTTGAACATTTTACGCTACAAAACATTTCTTGCAGCAACCACCTATATTCAGTTTTCAAGATGTTTTAACGACTTGTACTTGTCGCCAGTAGAACTGGATTAACTTAATTATATCAGAAAGATTAGAGAAAGGGAACGACGAAGCCGCCTTCATCCCCATAGTTGAAACTAGGGGCTTTCGTCTACGGTGTGGTAATAATGGATCAAATAAAGCGACTAGAAGAAATTCAGGCAATGAAAAATGTCGACAGTGATGCTGCTTGTAGATTAGCGGAAACAATTCTCGGGCTCTGTAAAGATATTCCGATCGTTGCAAATATTAAGTGATAGCCTAAGTTTTTAACTGAGAGGGGGTGATAATTTGGGATTATTAAGTAGGTTCTTTAATAAAAGTCAAACAACAACAAGGTTTGAGTTAATAACCGACAAGGGCAATGGATTTTATAACTGGAATGGCAATCTATATAAATCAGATGTCATAAGGGCGTGTGTTCGACCAAAAGCAAAGGCAATAGGCAAACTTGTAGCAAAACACATAAGGGAAACATTGGGGCCGGACGGTACAACGCTAGGGTTGAAGGTCAATCCCGATGTCTATATGCGCTTTCTGCTAGAAGAACCTAATCCCTATATGACAGGGCAAATGTTGCAAGAGAAAGTCACTACTCAGCTACAACTTAATAATAATGCGTTTATCTATATTAATCGTGACGAAAATGGATACGCAAATGAGTTATACCCTATCCCGGCTATGAGCGCTGAGGCTATTTATAGTTCAACTATGGAATTGTTCTTAAAATGCACCATGCGAAACGGTAAAACGGTCACATATCCTTATTCTGACATAATCCATCTAAGACAGGACTACAACGAGAATGATATTTTCGGAGAAAGTCCGAGGGATGCACTATTACCACTCATGGAGATCGTGAACACCACAGACCAGGGAATAGTTAAGGCAATAAAAAATTCTATGGTCATTAAATGGTTGATGAAATTCAAAAGCATGTTAAGGCCGGAAGACAGGGATATGGAAGTAAGCAAATTCGTTGAAAACTTCTTGAGCGTAGACCGTGGCAGTGGAGTTGCGGCCTCGGACCCCAAGTATGACCTTGAACAAGTAGAGGACAAACCATATGTCCCAAACGCAGCGCAAATGGACAGAACGGTTTTGAGACTTTACTCATTCTTCGGAACCAACGAGAAGATAGTCCAATCTAAATACACAGAGGACGACTGGAATGCTTATTACGAATCAGAAATTGAGCCATTAGGACTCCAACTAGGTGGGGAGTATTCAAGAAAGCTATTCAGCCGCAGGGAAAGAGGATTTGGAAACTCAATAATCTTTGAAGCATCTAATTTGTCCTATGCCAGTATGTCAACAAAACTTCAACTAGTCCAATTTGTCGATAGAGGGATGATGACTCCGAACGAAGTCCGAAGGGTTATGAATCTAGGACCAATAGACGGCGGGGATCGTGTTCTTCTCAGGAAAGATACAGGCATTGTGGCGAAGGGAGGCGAGAGTAAATAATGGCTAAGATAAATATAAAAGGCCCGATCATTTCAAGCCAACAACAATGGATTTATGACTATTTTGGCATTGAAGCAACCTCTCCGGCCAAGGTCAGCAAGGTTCTGGATTCCATTATGAGTAATGAGGACCTAGAAATCGAGATCAACTCCAACGGTGGCGATATTTCAGCCGCAAGTGAAATCTATACCGCAATAAGAGGGTATAGCAAAGGAAATAAAAAAACTAATATAGTAGGTAGTGCCTATAGTGCTGGCTCAGTCATTGCAATGGCTAGTGAGTGCTTTATGTCACCTACTGCAATGATGATGATTCACAAGGTAACCACAGGGACCAAGGGCAATAGTGACGATATGGACAAAATGTCACAAGTGTTGAAAGTGGCAGACCAAACCGTTGCAAATGCCTATATTGCAAAAAGTGGAATGTCCATGAAGGACGCCTTAAAAATGATGTCTGAGGAAACGTGGCTCACAGCACAACAGGCTAAAGATAGAGGCCTAGTCGATGGGATTATGTTTGAGGGAGAGCAAAGTACACAGTTTGTTAACTCATTTAGTAATATGATACCCCTCGAAATCATCGATAAGATGCAAAACGAGAGGCTATTAAACCTAAGCAAAGACAAGCTGCAAGTGAAATTAAATTATTTAAAATTGAAGGGTGGAATTTCAAATGAAATTTAAAAACAAGCAAGACTACTTAGACCAAAGAGCTGTACTTATGGTGGCTATTCAAACCATGATGGCCTCGGCAACACCTGAGGAAATCGAAGCCAAGATCGCAGATGTTGAAACCATGGA